CTCAAGTTTTTTGTTCATTTCTTCCATGTAAACCTCCTTTATTTGAATTTGTGCGTGCCGACCACCATATCAAAAGCTGTTTTCAATTGTCAATAAATCTTTGCTCTTGACATTTATTTTTGTTATGTTCCTTGTATGACTACAAACAAAAGAGGCCAATATTTAAGTATTGTAGCGGGGGTACCATTGGGTATGATTAACAATGCTATCAAAGAGATAGCCAAAACACGTAAAGTGTTGAAAAAACGGAGAGTGGGGAAAAGAAAATGAGTGATAGTGGTAAAAGATTAAAAAGAGAAGAGGACCTATTAGCAAGATTTAGAGAGGTAGCAAACAGATCAAATAGAATTAGGGATCCAAGAGATAAAGGCACACGAAAACCTCCCTTTGGAAGGGTTGATCCGAGAACACTGAGAGGCATAGGTGATTTTGGTAGATCTAAAAGCAGTATTGAAGACTTATTAGATAATTTAAAAGTTGAAACTGATAAATCAAAAGCGGGTGTGGCAAACTTAGATAAAATCATGGGTCCAATGGCGGGAGCCGGATTAGGAAAAGTAATAAAAGGCACTACAAATTTACTAAAAAAGAAAAAACGGTCTCGTGGTGGAATGAATGAAGATGACGTTGTAGATCTTACAACTGAAATGGTAATTGATGAGTAACGTTTTATCATACGCTAGACTGGGTACGCCTAAGCAAAAAAAGAATATGAAGAAGAAAAAACAAATAAAGAACCTAAAAGAATTACGTAAAGCTATGATGGGCGCAAAGCGAGGCGGTAAAAGGTAATGGCATCCCCAGCACAAATGGATAGAGACCGATTAGGTCTTAACTTTTCCAATAGACCAAGACCGCAGCCTAGAAGAGATTTTACTGATGTCAGTGGCTTTACAAATATAGGCACAGATCGCTCCAAACCAGAATTTTTAACCCCTGCAAAAAATATTATGCCGAACGTATCTCAGTCGAGAGACATGGGCGCTTTAGCTCAACAAATTTTTAACGCTAGAAACACCGGCGTTATGAATATGTTAAACAGAGATACACCTAATACTGCACCGACCATGGCTGGTAGTAACATTGCTCAACAAGTTTTAGGTAAGAGATACAATCAAGCTTTATCTGCTGGTTATGAACCAAGTGAACTAATTGACATGGTTAACAAAGCTCGATCTTTTAACCGTGGTATTAATGTAGAGGGAGAGGGTGGCTTTGGAGAAAGATTAGATCAGTTTATGGAATTTCAGGCTGGTAACTTACCTAACATGTTAAGCATGAGTAAGCCACAAGTTACCGCAAACGCTCCCACCATGGGTGAAGCCGCTGGAGATTTTATGACTGGTATAGGAAATTTTGTAGGTGCTGCAGGAGAACAAATAGGTAAAGCGGGACCACCACTATTACAAATTATAAATGCAGGTATTGATAAATTAAGAAATTTAGAAATTGGTGGCCAGCCCGATCGTCCTGTAGGCGTAGAAAGATTAACTGGATTTGGTAGTCAAGAACTTAATGATTTTAATAGTTTAAACAGATCACAACAAAATACTTACATCATGCTTAGAAAAAATCTACCGCACGCTGAAGCATTTAGACAGGCTCAAAATCAACGAGCTATGGGAGGAATAGCTACTCTACAGTAGATATATGCGTTATGTTCTTGATCATACCTCTAGGGATCGTGGTCGACCGACCGAACTCTTTGGATACAGGCATAAAGTCCGCTATCAAGGTGACGGATTCTTCATTTTCTTTTAGGATTAACCCATAACTATGGACCAGGGCCACATCTTCAAGTTTATCAATATCTTCAGGCTGATACCAACCAGATGGGTGTTCAACAGTATCAAGCCAATCAATCTTCACAAGTTTGTAGCTCATGTAAATCACTATATATATTATTCTACAGAAATTAAATCTAAACTTGACGGAAAAACGGAAAATTGGTTTACATATTTACAAAGTAGTAAAAATATATATATATCAACGCTTATCTCTGTAAATAAGTTGTTAAACGGTTGTAAATATGTTGGTCACCATTTACAAAGTTTGTTGATAAATAAGGCTTTTTCATGAAGAAGACACTCGAACTTACCCCAAAACAGATGGCATTTGTCAACATTTTTATCGAAAAAGGGCTCCAACAGAGTGCAAAACAGTGTGCAATTGATGCTGGATATAGCGAAAAGATAGCTCCAGTTGTTGCAAGTAAGCTGCAAAACCCTAAATACTACCCTCATGTTGTCCAAGAATTAGAAAGACGGCGTGCAGAACTAAACAGGAGATACTCCATTTCCTATAAATCACACATACAAAAACTAGCAGAACTCCGTGACAATGCGGAAGCTGCTGGTAATTACACTGGTGCTATTGCTGCCGAGAAGTATCGAGGCATGGTGGCTGGATTGTATATTGACCGTAAAGAAATAATGCACGGGACAATTGATCAGATGTCAGTGGGAGAGGTAGAGGAGAAACTAATTGAGCTTAGAAAAAAACTATCCATTCCTGGGCAGTTTGAAGTTATTGAACAGGAAACATTACAAGGGGAATCTGTCGGAAGCGATGGCGATAGTGCATCTGATGAAGATGGGCAACCTAGTATTCAAGACGCTACATGATACAGGTTGTGTAGATTTTGTGACGATTGACAAGAATGGCAAGATCAATCTTTATGACGTAAAAACTAAATCTGTGCGCAAAACTGGTATAAGAAAAGGCCATCATATCAGTCGATTAAGAACTCCATTACAACAAAAACTCGGCGTTAATATCATATATGTTGACGTTGAAAGTCAGGAGATCCAGGTAGTACGGCATGGCAGAAGAACGTAATCTTTGGCTACAGTTGAAGAGAAATACTAAGCCTGTTGTATGGACACGAATTGAATCTGTGACAGGGCTTGGAATACCTGATTTACATGGCTTTTATAAACGTTGTTTTTGGGTTGAGCTGAAGATAATAAAGTATAATAAAATTAACTTTTCTGCACACCAGATTGCGTGGATAAATAGGCATATCACATTGGGTGCGCCCGTGTTTGTACTTGCCAGAGACCCTCGTTCGAAGACCATTAAATTATTCTCAGGCTCCATTGTCCGTAGTCCCCATACCGTGGACCGTGTGCCTCCATTGGTCTCCATTCCGGCCCGTCCCCGAGCCGTGGACTGGGAACAAGTGTTGGCGCTGCTGGCATCCTGGTGCCCAGGTGATTCTCCATTGTCCATTGCCACTAACCCCACACACCTTCTCCATTAGTATAGGAGCCGGAGCTGCCTGCCGCCCCAGGTGAAACTTTCTGGGTTGACACCAGACTCAGGAGATGGTAGTGCGTAGATATTCCTCTTTTATTCATGTTAGCCAAACACATGAACTCGGTGCGTCAGCGATGGCGCACCGACTTTTCTCCATTCTCCATTACCAGAAGTCAAACTAGAAGTAGTCTTAGTAGTAAGAAAAAGTGGCGTGTGCAGCAGGTGACTCTGGTAAATAAATTTACGAAAGGGCTTGACATCCTAACTAATTAGGACTATATATAATATATGCCCTGTGAAGAAACCAACTGCAGTTGGCGGGTAGTAGCAGGGCATGACACAAGGAGGGAAATGATAACGAGTCCGATCAGGATTGACATTTCCCTACACAAGGAGGGAAGATGAAGAAATATAATTACAATTTTATTATTGATTTGCTGTTAAATAAATATGGCTGGACACGAGAGGAGATAGGTGCTTGGACTTGGAGGAAGACCAATGGCAGTTGAGTTCGGGCAAGACTCCATTCTAGACTGGCTCTTAGATACCCAGGACAGAGACACCATCAGAGACACTGCGGAGCATGGTTGTTCTGGTGGCACCATTAGTGAGTTGATTTACTACGCAGACACATCTGCATTTTATGAAAAGTACCAAGACGAGATCTGGAGAAGACTAGGCGACATGGCGGACGACCTGGGTGAAGATTCCATTCCCCATCTCATTGCTACATTTAAGGGTGCTAAAGATGTGGGGTCACCAGCGCAGCTCAAGAACCTGTTGGCCTGGTGGGCAGCAGAAGAAGTGTGCAGGGGGATCTGCATGGACTGGGACGATGAAGATCGGGCGACTGCATAAGTGCCGCCGTTCCTGATTTGGTTTGGTGTTGTCTGCATTGTCACCGCATTCATCATGTTTTCCATTAGTATGCTGCCACTGGGGCTGGGGCCGCTGTGCCGGGAGATCCTTGCCAGTTTCGTGCTGGTGATGGTCTTCTCCCTGACGATCTCCATTCTCCATTACCTCATACCAATCATAGGCATGCTACTATGGTAAGGAAAAAGTGGCAGCACCTGCTGAGCTGGACAGCGCAAGATTTTGATGAGGAAAAAGTTATCCACAGTTTTGTGAAAGTTATCCACAGTTATTTTATATAAGTAGTTGCAATTAGTTAGGACATGATTATATATATAGTAAGCCAAAGGAGGCAAACAACATGAATAAAAAGAAGGAAATAGATAAGTTAGCAAGGCTAACAGTTCTAGCAAACTTCGTCAATTCGAAGTTGAAAGAGCAAAAGACATTGGTTAAGTCTTTTGTGACAGAGGAGGATAAAGTCCTCAAGGGCGTTGAGCATAAGCTTAACGTTATCATTAGGAGTTATAAGCGTTTCGATAGTGAAGCGTTTAGAAAAGATCAACCTGAAGTTTATAACGATTATAAAACGAAGGTTGTACAATCAATGGAACTGAAACCGTTATTAGACGCAGAGCAAGAATCTGATCTATTGACGGAAAACTTTCCGTTGATGCAAGTCCAATTGCAGTCAAGCACATAGGCAGAATCTATTATTCTTATTCATTTAGCATTGGAACATAGACACGGGGGCGACTGCACCCCGTGTCGCAACCCTCGACCTTTCTCCATTCGTTCGCAATTAAATAAGGTCTTGTATGTAGGGTAGGAAAATAAAACGGCATGGCGCACGGCTCAGCAGGATTTGGTGCTGTCAAGGG